ACTTAATGTTACGGTTTGAGCATTAGCTGTTCCCCACGCTAAATCAGATACATTATTTGCTTCTACAGGCTGTTGAATAGCAAAATAATCTGTTGATCCTACTGTGTAAGATGAGCTAGATGTTATACCTAAATAATTAGTAAATCCTGTAGGCGGTGTCACACTTCCTGCATTTTGTTGTGCAGTATATTTAGATGCTTGTGATAATCTAAATTGCCATCTATCTACAGTTCCATAAGTAGCATTAGTAGGCGTTACACTAGATGTAGAATATTGTGCAATCACCATTGCACCATTTATAATACGGTTCTTTAGCACATAAGGTGACGCTGCGGCAGCTTGTAAACTACTATCTGGAAATGTGACTCCGTTTGTGCCTGATATGCTTACTGTCATGCTACACCTTTAGGATATTTAGTTTTTACAGGGTCAATCATGTCTGTTTTCCATGCGTCTATACCGTTATGGTAAATATAGTCTAGTTGGTCTGCAATAGCTGGGTATTCTTTTGCCCGTAAGTCTTTATATATTTCAGATGCAATTAAATTTTCTACTGCGTTATTATCATATGTAACTTCTTGTTCATCTTTATCATAAGCAACATCACCACGAATGACTGTTACATTAGGATAAAGTTTGTATATGGCTTCATGTTTATCCATTATCCTTTAATCTCCATAAGAGTTATTGATGATGCTGCACCATTAGCTTGAGTTGTAACTACTTGTCCACCACCAGAGTTAGAAGCAAAATAAACCGTATATGAAGTAGATGATGTAGTTGCTGGTGAGTCTAAATTTGTAGTTCCACCACCAGATGTTACTGTAATAATAGAACTATTTGTGTATCCATTTACTACACCAAAAGTATATAATGCGGTACTATTTCTCCATAATTGCAAATTAACACCATTTCCAGAATTATTGTTTTGAATACTTCCAATATTTGCAATAACAAGAATTTTATTTGATGCTGATGAAGGTGTAATGCTTGCAGTTAAACCTGTGCTTGCATATGTAGTTGTAGAGTTAGAAGTAGAAGTAGCATATGTAGCATTTACAACCTGCAACACACTTCCTGTGGGAAAGTTAGCATTAGTACCATTTGTCAACACAGTCCCACTTGTAGTAGGCAAAGTAAGCGTAGTTGTGCCTGATACTGCTGGTGATGCTAATGTAACGCTACCAGATGTAGAACCGTTAAGTATAAGGTTAGCCATTTAGCTGTTCTTCCGTAGGTTTAGGTAATGTAGGATGATTCCATTCTTTTATATAATCACCTTTACCATCAGAAGCATTTTCAAGATGAATAGTGCCTTCAGGTGTAAAATCAGATTCTTTTAATTCAGGATAAATTAATTTAATTTTATCGTAAAGTGCCATTATCCACTCCTTACCATAGATGCTTGAAAATATACCAATGATTGTCCTGTTGTTCCAATAATTGCTGTTACTGCACTAATATAAGTCCAAAATTCTATATAATCTGTTGAGCCATTGCAATAAATTAATCCAGAAACTATTGCTTCAGTTGAATTATTACCTAAATCATTACCTCTTTTAAATTCAGCACCATTTTTATAAATACTAACAATACATCTTGTAGGTGTAGTTGAAGCATCATATCTAATAGCTCCATTTACTTGATAATAACCAGCTACAGTAGGAGTAAATCTATAATTTGTAGCATTATCATAATTTGAATTAGTATCAAATTCTTTTGTATTAATTTGAACTTTTGTAAAAGTGCTAGCACTAATTGTTTGATTTGCATTTGCATAAGCACTAAACGCTGGTGCTGCTGTAGCACCTACAGTAAAACCTTTAGCAAAAGTTACATTCTGTGATGTATCTATAGTTAATGCTGTAGTACCATTATTAGTTTGTAGTACTAATGAACCACTATTATCAGGCTGTAGTTTTAAACCATTAGTGGTAGTTGCATTTATAATTGAACTCATACTATCACCCAGCGTGAAGTTGATGGAACTGTAACTGTTGCACCAGATGCGATTGTAATGTCACCAGCTTGTACACCGTTATATCCTGTAGGGAATGTATAAGATGCACCTATAGTTCCGTTTTCTACAGAAATACCGTTAGTAGCTGCAAATTGTGGCATAACGTCTGTGTTTGTAGAGTCTTGATAAGAAGCCTTGCTTGCAGGATATGTACAGAATACGTCTTTAGAATTAGCAGCAAATGTGACTAAGCTACCAGAGTTAGAAGATGCTAATACTGTATCACGAGATAATGTACCAGCACCGACTGTACCGATACCCACTTCCCAAGTTCCAGCTGTTGAATCTGAAATAGCATAATAGGTAGTGTTAGTGTTACCTATAGCACTTGAGAATGTTTGGAATCCATTAGATGCACCAGCAAGCGTAAGCGTACCTGTGCCTGCTGTAGTGCTGGTTTCTTTTACTCTATCCTTGACGACTAACGCCATTTATAGTCCTTAAGCTAAGCTAACTGTTAAGTTTGTTGATGATATTTGGAATACGTCACCAATATCAATTGTTTTTGAGTTAGTTAGTGGAGCAAAGTATAGTAAGTTACCAGCTGTAGAAGCATCATAAACGCCCATATAAGTAACTGTACCCCATGAAGCTGTTGCTGTTGGGAATACTACGTTAGCACTATTGGATGTTGCACCTGAAGATGGTGCTGAGAATGATACTGAAGTTCTAGCATAAGAACCACCAGATACTTCTGTACCTGTACCAGCTGCGTTAAGTGTTGTTGTAAATAAACCTACATAAACTGTTGTAGGTGCTGTATATGCAGTTGCTCTTAAAGATACATTAACTACTGCATTTTGTAAATAGGTAGACATTTGTGATGCCATGTGTGTTACTCCTTATCGTTTTGCTATTTGTATTGTCATTGGAACGCTTGCAAATTCGCCTGCGTCATCTGATGCTGAAAGTGAATCTAAACCTTTTTGATACAATCCTGCCCAAGTTTGTATTCTGTCATCATTCATAAGATATGGCTCAGCTTCTGCTAATGATCCGTATAATAATAGATCAGGTGCGATTGCTAAGAATACATTAGAAGGATTAGTTGATGATAGATAATCTGGAGCTGCATAGTAAAGAAGCTCTAGTGTGTAATTACTATCAGGAATTGGGGATAATTGTATTTCTGAAGCTAAGATTGTATAGCCTCTAGGTAAAGCCTGTGTATAAGCATAAGTATCTCTGTTAAGATTACTTGGGCTATAGTAATTTAATGCTTGAATAGGTGTGGTATTAATGTGCATATCACGCATAGCAATAAAGTCTGTAGGTAATTCTATTTTAGGCTGACCTTTAGTCGTAGTAGTTTGTGATACCTTTAGCATATTACGAAGTCTTAGATCACGTCTAAGTCTATTCTCGCATAGCTGAATAAACGTAGGAATCTGTGCTGACAAATCTGTTCTAGCTAAGTAATCAGCTATCGTAGACTGTAGCGTTGTGTAATTGGTTATTGCCATTATACTTTACCTTCTCTTGTACGGAAGAATCTGTTATCTGGGTTATTTAAAAACTCTTTGAATCTCTTTTGGTCAATCACATGGAATCCACGCAATATACCTTTTTTATGTAAATCATCCATCACCGCTAATGGAATAGATGCGACCTTATTGTCAAATAATCCGCTACCCCATTTAGTCCTACGATCAGTCTGATTTCTTTTTCTTGCATTATCTTCTAGGATTGCTGTTACATCTTGTGATGTATTTAGAATAAGACCTTGATCCGTTTCATGTGCAGTTATAGTCTTAACATCGTCTTTTTTAAAGATTAATCCAGCCATTTTATACCTGTAAGTTATTGAATTAGGGGAGAAGCCCTACCACAACGATAGGGCTAATCCGATAGTAATACTAGCTTAAGTCGCCAATAATACCTTGTGCAGCTTCGTTCTTAACTTCTAATGTATATTCACAAAGAAGTTGAGTGTTTTGTGAGTCACCTACGATAGCCAATTCATTTGTTTGGAATGGGCGTAAGTAAGCTACTGAAACATACTCTGGGTCAAGAACAAAAATGTTTTCGCCACCGTCAGCATCTGTGTCGTTTGCTAAGAAACGATCAGGTACTACAGACAATGTACCGAAGTCTGACATATAAACGTCAGCAGCACCGATGATTGTTGTAGGAGCATCAGCAGGAGCAGCAAAACGCTGTGCAGCAATACCAGCAAAAGCTGATACGTTTTGTTTTTGTTTTGGAGTAACCAAGAATACTGTTGGGCTACCACCAGCAACGAAAACTTGTCTTACTACTGATTGAAGCATAGCTTCTGTAAGAGCACGATTTGTACCGTCTACTTTAGCAGTTGTACCGTTAGAACCAGCAACACCAGATGTACCTAGTGAGTAGTTAGTTGATGTCCATGCTTGTAAGCCACCTAATAAACGTGCAGATGTTGAGTTACCAGCATTAGCAGTTTGGTTAGATAAGAGGATAGCTTCCATATCACGTTTGATCTCAGCTGCTGCTTTAGCTAATTGGTAAGCCTTTTCAGATTTACGACCAGCTTTAAGTACTGACTCTAAAGTGCCAGAAACTTTAACAGTTTTTTGTGAGATTTGAGTTCTGTTACCAACACGAGTAGTAGCAGCAAGAGTTGCTGAAGAAGCATCAGCACCGTCAACCGCAGCATTGCTAAGGTTTACAGAAGCTAATGTATCTTTTTGCCATTCATGGTAAACAGCAGTTGCTTTTGTTTTACCAACAGTAGACATAAATGGTGTGTCTGTTGGAGAGATATTGTAAATCACATCAGATAGGTCTTCTCTAATACCTACAGCTGATTGGGTTTGAAATGTTGCCATTTGTTAATCTTCCTTTTATAAGAATTGTTCTAGTACACTTGCGGCATCAGAAATTTTACCTGATTGACGCAACCTGTTTGATTGTTGTCTGACGACATCTGATTCAGTAACCTTGTTGCCACCTGTGCCAGCTTGTAGCATCTTAGGAGCTTGGGATACTTTCTTAGTTACAGATGGTTTAGCCTTTTGTAACTTGTCATACATCATAGCCTTATGTAATGTCAAGACATGACGTGAATCATATACAGAACCAAGTTCCTCGTCTGTGAAACCTAATTCTTTGCCATAAGAACGAATCTCTTTACGGAGGTTTTCGCCTTTGACCTTGTCAGAAAACTCTGGTAGGACTTGTGCTAGTTTTGCTGCTTCTTGAGCAATTCTATTTTGGATGGCTGCGGCTTGCTCAGATTGTTGCTCATTGGCAATTCTGTTTTGCTCAGCACGAACAGCGGCTAACTGTTCCTTTTGCTCTGATAATTCAGCTACTTTAACTGCATAACCTATTGGGTCGTTTTCTTTTAAATATTGCAAGTCCTCAGCTCTAGGTTGAGATTGTGATAGTAATTGGTCTATCGCTTGCAATCGTTGAGCATAACTATCACGAGCATACTTAGCTTCTTCTATAGCTTGACGTTCAGCTTCAACAGCCTTACGTTGTTCAGCTACTTCGGTAGTCTTTTTAGTATAGTCTGCACCAAGTTGATAGCCTTTGATTAATTCAGATAAGGGAACTTCCTTTTCTTCGCCTGCCGCTTTCACGACATACTTTGGTTCTTCCTCTTGATCTGTGTTATCAGATTCATCTTGAGTATCTTCAGATTCACTTTCAGCTTCTGCTTCTTGTGGTTCTGCTTCTACTTCCTCAGCTTGTACTTGTTCTTCTACTTCACCTTGTGGTTGCTCGTTTAAGTCCTCTGGTGTGTCAAATAAACTTTCTAATGCGTTGGCTGCTTGACTTACAGTATTAAGCTCGCCACTTCCACCTTGTGGAGTCATGGTTGTTTCACTCATTTGTATTTCCTAATTCCTCTATGGGAGGTATTCCAATTATAGAATCTTCTATAATATCTTAAGTGCTTTGGCTTTAATGTTGCCTGTTTGGGCAATTGATTCTAGCTCATTCACTAAATCGTTTAAAACTCTCAAGTTACGATATGCAGTTTCTCTATCGTCTGTTGCGTAGTCCTCAGAGTTTATAAAATCGTTTGTATATCTTAATCGTAATGTATCAACAACCTGTTTGAAGCTGTCGTTTACCAATATCTTTTCTATGTCTGTTCTATCTATCATGAACCTAAGTCGTTTCCATGACCGCCATAATAAGCAGTAAAGTTGTTATAAGGTACAGCTTGATGATTAGCTTGTGTAGGTTTAGAGCTTAACAATCCTGTTATCTCATTCATGTTATTAGTAGTAGCAGATGCACCACCTTGTAACTCTGGCTGTAATAAAGACATCATCTTTAAAGCCATGTTTGTATGGTCTTGTGGATTATTGTATGGATTGCCCATGATTACCTTGTAACTTAGATATTTTATCTATAGAGTCAACAATCATCTTAGCTTGATCTGTTCTGATCTTTTCACCTTGAGCTGCTGATTCTACTTGTAATTTAAATTCTTCCATCTTTAATTCTAATTCTTGCTTAGCTGATTCTATTCTTAACTTTTCATACTCTAATTGATTCTTAGCTTGGTCAGTTTGTGCTCTTAGTTGAGCTTGTTGAATTTGAGCTTGAGCTAAAATCTTAGTAGACTCAATAGTAGGATCTGGTTGAGGCGGTTGTTGAGCAGCTTGTTGAGCTAATTGTGCTGCTTGTTGTTCATCAATCTCATTCATAAAACTAGATGAATCTCTGAATCCAGCCATGTGAATAAACTTAGCTAATGTATCTCTATATTGTTTAAGATTAACTAATGGATTAGATAAACCATATTGCTGGATGATCTGTTCTTGTTTACCTAAAATCATTTGTGTAGTAGCTAATTGTTCTTGTTTAGAACCGTTACCTAAACCTACATGGATAGTCACTTCGTATTGGTCATGCCATTCACGAGGATTAAATGCTACAAACTTACCATTAATACGCAATGTACGTTCTTTATCTTGGTACTTGCATAGTAAGTGTAGGATACCTTTGAAAAGCGATTTAACGCCTGTTTCTGCAAAGATACGAGCTATTAATTCTAGCTTACCTTGTGCTGCATTAGCCATAGTTGCCACAGCAGTTGCAGTAGCATTTTGTAATACGTTAGGATCTAAGCCTTGATTCATGTCACTAACACCAGTACGCTTAGCTTGCACTTGATCTAAGTAGTCCATCATTGGGAATGATTGATTAGCTGTAGACTGTACTGTTAATGGTACGATAGCACTTGGATCTTTAACACGAACTACACCGCCAGCAGTAGAAGTAAGTAAGTCATCTAGGTTTACTTTGCCTTCAACAGCAGCAACACGATAGTTGTTAGTTAGGTATAAGTTGTCTAACATTTGGCGAAGGATAGTAGACTTAGTTAATTGTAAGTCAATTACCTTATCTGCTAAACCTTGACCATAAAATTTGTGTGGAATTGGTGATGGGCAGATAGAATAGAATGGAACATAGTCGCACTCTTCATCTGAAAGAATAGTGTTACCAGCGTATAATACTCTGCGTAACTCAGCAATGCCATCATCGTTTTGATCTACCTTAATATAGCACTCATAAACCTCAATAAGCTGCATAGTATGATCTTGAGATTGCATATCTAATGGTTGCTCACCACGAGTATAACGTGCAATTCTTTCTGGGCTAAACTGTAGTGCATCACCTGTTGGCAATGTATCTACAACCTTAGCTTCAAAACCCATAGCGATTAG